AAATGTAGACGGCTTGTTTTCGTTATTTTTGTGCATAGTACAAGAGGTGCTTTAGCAGCACTAAGAAAGAAAGGTACAAAACTTAGTGCCACTAAAGCGGGCAGCGAGCTAGGCGTTTAAGCCTGGCAAATTAGTCTTTAATATTATTAATGCGATTGACTTCGCGCTGATAGACCTCGGACATGACCTTCATCCTGTCTATTTGCTCTTGCATGAGAACTAGTTCCTGTTCTGCTTTTTCTATAAGCGTATCAGCTAATTCTTTTTCCTTTTTACAAGCTAAGAGAATAGCGTCAAAATCAGGGTGTTCCTCTATTATTATATTTTCTTCAGAACTCATAATTTTAACTGTTAAATCTAGCTGCAAGTTTTTGAATCTCCTCAGAAGATTCACCTTTTGATATATGTATTTCAGGACTCCAGTAATCTGATTTAGAACCACTATAATGTCTTGTTATCAAAGACCATTTTTTAGCTCCTAAATTAGCCCCTTGGTTTAAGCCCCAATGAGTGTATAGGCGCTTGTATGTATTTTTGAACCCAAGGTTCTTTACATCCATCACACCTAAACAATACATAGAATCACCTATAGGGTGTGGAAACGCTTGATAGTCTCCGTCTTCTGGCATTTCTATTGCAAAGGTTAAAAGAGCAAACTCTTGTAACTCTGAAACTAGATCTTTTCTACAATAAGGAGATCTTGCCGCCAACTCTTCAGCGTCTTCTTTGTTCCATACAGTTTCTCTCTCTTCCCCAAACGGAGCATTCTCCCTCCATCCCTGACTGAATTTAAGAAAACTTATATCAGTAGGCGTTTCCGCTTTAGCTACTACATAAGTTTTATCATGTACTACATCACCGTCTTCACCTGCATCATATTTAGACTGACTACATTTTATTGAGTAGTATGGAATGTCCATCTGCGTCATATCAAACACAAACTCTGAGTTAGGTACTGTTATTTCTTGGTCGTCTACTACGACAACTTTTTCTTTAGCTTTAGTTTTTGCCATTGTTCTATTTATCTATTTATCTATTGTTCTAATTATGTCAGCTAAGAGTATATCTCGTATCTGACGTTTCTATTATGTCAGCCGCTTCTACGGCCTCTATAAATCTTTGTTCAAGATCTCTTTTCTCCCCGTCTGGGGCTGTCTTACCTACAGCCTGTGAAATTTTTTTCAAGGGAAAAGATGCTATTTTTAATAACTCATCTTCTGGAAGGTTATATTCTTTAGCTATCTCAAATAATTTTGCGTTATTATTACATTTACGAGTTGCCCCCATAGACTTTAATTTCAGGGATGGAAATTCAGTTCCTTCTTTTGCTGCTTCTACTGCTTTACTTTTTATGCGACTAGCCCAGTTAGTTAATATTTTAGAGATGGACCATAACTGTTCAAGTGTTTCAGGGTCTTCTAAGTTATCTAAGTCTATATCTGGTAGTGCTTCATCAGATAGTTTATTGGCAATACCGTAAGCAACAGCACCTAACGCAGGACAGCGTTCTTCAAAAGAACAAAACCTACAATTTATATTAGGAGATAGATCGTCCAAATGAGGAGTCCCTTCTTTCCACCTAGGTCTAACTTTTTCTCCTTCTTTAATAACAGCAGAAACTTCTTTAATTAACTGCGGTAAATCTTTTCTTTTAAACTCACCTTGTAATACTTCATTACGTACAGGTATATAAAAAACAAATATAATTTTATTTATTTCTTTGAAGCGTTGAAAGGCTCCTATAGAATACGTCTTAGCTTGCCAGTTTTTAGTAGGTTCATCTATTACACTTATACCTGTTTTGTAGTCGCCCATGATAGCCGTCTTACCAAAGATAGTAAATCGATCACATGTCCCAAAAGTAGCTGTGCCGTCTAATTCAACATCAACTACAATTTCGTGGAACTCTTCTCTCTTTTTATGTTTGATTTTAGAATCAAGAAATTCGTCTTCCATTTTACAAGTATCCTCATAAATACTTAACTCTTTCTCATCGTGTAAAGCTGATGGATTTCGTATTTCTAAAGCTTCATGTATTCTAGTCCCCATTTCCGCAGCAGCATTAGTTCCACTGCGCCCTTTAAAGCCAGGACAAGCCGCTACATATTTTAAACTTGAAGGTGAGAACTTTGCGTGTCCTCTGCTACTATGGTCTGGTTGATTACTCATCTTAGTTACCTACCATGTAATTCTTCTAAGTTTTTAAGTTTTTTATTTATTGATTTCATTACTCCTTCTTCAATAGAATTAGCCGCTACTAATATTTTTTGAATAGCGTCTGACTTAGCTCCGTTGCGGTGAATCCTGCCTAGCGTTTGTAAATGATCTTTAGCAGAAAAAGACGGACTTATCAAAGAGATACGGGGTCTTTTTCCATTAACATCGTGTAATGATAAGCCCGTCCCCCCTGCTGAGATATTTACGGCAAGTAAATTTATGTCATCTGATTGGAATGAATCTACAACTTTTTGGCGCTCTTCAGTGGTTTGACCACCTTCAATTCTTTTACACGCGTGGTGACCTAATCGTTCACAAATAGCTTCAATAGTATCTTTAAAGTTAACAAATAAAACAACGGAGTTTCCTTGGTCTACTAAGTCTTGAGCAATATCAACCATGTCAGGAACTTTTAAAGATTCTGCTAATTGCCTAGCTCTTAATAAATTCACTAACACAAACTCGCTATCTGTAACTGTCCCATGCTCTATATAGTCTTGAATTATGTTAGGAGTTATACCTAACTCATCGTATGCTTTAATTATTTTAGATGCGTCTTTAAACTGTATAGGCTCAATAAAAACTCTATTATCCCGAAAACTTTCTGGGAAGTCGGCTACAGATAACTTCTTTCCTGTAACTCCATATATAGAATCTTTAACTTTTTTAAGTTCAGATGCCTTTAAAAGTCTCCATTGTTTCCACTGATCTTGGTAGCACCCATTCTGTTTCATCCATGAATACCAGGATTTCTTAGTTCCCTCGCTTTTATTTAAACTATGAAGACCTAACATATAACCAATAGACCTCATTTCTGTAGGGTCTTCACAAGCAGTAGCACTCATGCCGTGTACCCTGTAGCCTTGCTGAATAAGCGAAATAACAAGCTGGCAATTTTGAGTATATGGTCCTTTGCATTTATGTATCTCATCTACTAAAACAACAGTGTTTTTAGGTAAAACCCACTGCATAATTTTCTTACCTCGTTTGTTAAGGTACGGTTTCTTTCCTCTCCGTATTAACTCAAAGTTATATATAAATAGTATATTATCTTCTTTTACCCCCATTTCTTTAAGCTCTCGACTCCAAGAAGGTATAACGGATTTAGGGCAAATAACTGCTATTGGGCAGTCTAATTCTTTAACTACTGCGGCTGCCACGACAGTTTTTCCTGTACCTACACTAGATGTATCAATAGTGCTTAAACCACTAGATAGCTTAGACACGAAAAAAGCATACGCTTCTTCCTGTTTAGGGAATAACCTTTTCATTTTTTTAACTACTACAAGATATTCAAGTTCTTGTCAAAACTATTTACCTCTTATATACCTAGCAATTAAAAAAGCGTCTATCATTCCATCATGTGGTTTAGACGCTCTCTTACTTTTTTGCCAACACTCATCTGGCGCTAAACATTCTGCTTTCCATGCGGCAGCTTCTTTAGTCATTCCCTTTGGCACATGCCCTAACATTTTCTTTTGCCATTTGTGAACAGATACACAACAATGTTCCCAAGACTTAACTTCGCAAAGACCTTTTATTTTCCCAAAGGATAGCGCCATTGACCTAACTGCTTGTGAAGATTTAGCGTGGTGAAGTGGTTCTTCTATAGCAAGCAAAAAGTTCTGTGGTGTTTCATCTAAGCCTAATACCCATTGGTATAATCTATATGCATCTACCTCTCTTTTAGTTCCTCTTTTAAAAGTAGGCATAACTGTCTTATCAATGATAGCTCCAGTAGTTTTAGAGATAGCGGTAAGTCCACCATCAAGCCCATTATCAACACCTATAATCATAAAAACTCTATAGCACTTCTAGTAACTAAAATACCTTCTCCTTCAGCAGGTAGAAACCTATCTATATCTTTACCAAGCATTTGAATATAAAATATTTCTTTTGCCTTAACTGGTTTAACTAAATAAAACTCACCAACTTTAACTCGTGCTTTAAAAACAAAATCCGATCTAGGCATCTCTTGCCTATAAAGAACAATAGGGTCAACAATAAGGACTCTATCAATGAACATCGTTGGCGTATTCATCATCTAAAAAAACTGGTGTTCCTTCACCGAATGAAGTTTTTAAGTACTCGTACTCGTATTTTTTACGAGCCTGTTCTTCCGTTAATTCAAAGTTATCTTGAAGCACTTGAATTGTTAATCTTTTTGAATAGCAAGCTACAGGTGGGTTACCGAAAGATTCGGCTGATCCTATAAATGCTTCTTCTAACCCTGAAAATAATAGTAAAACGCTTTCAGGTTCTTCATAAGTTTTTGATTCATCCGACATCTTTATCATCTATGGTTTCTGCATCTATAACATTTTGGTTATCTTTAACCGTTTTTGTTTTATTTAAGATAGACACATCTATTTGAACATTACTTGTTGTCTTATTATCTAGACCTAATTTTCTTTCTATCATGCGATCTAAAAGATCGGCTTCTTTCCAAGTCTTAGGGGGTCTTAAATTTTTTAAACCTTCGTATTGTTTTTGAGTTATAACTTGAGCTGTTGCTGAGTTATATGCGTCTCCTTGAGAAAGGGCTGCTTGAGTTGCGTCATATACATCTTCATAAGATGAAACAAGATCGTCAGCTTTCTTCAAGCTGTTATCTTCTTTAGTAGACTCTTGAAGTAGTATTTCAGAAGGTTGCTCGTCTTCTATAGTATGTGTTTCCTCAACAGGTTGTGTTTTAGGATTAGCCCCATGAGGATTTTTCTTTGCTTTATAGCCTTCATCACGCAGCCATTTACGTAATGTAGATACATGAATATCCAACTCTCGACTAATAGTCGCTAGTTTATAATCTTGATTATAAAGGGCTATAGCTCTTTTTAAGAGTTCTTGCTTTTTAGAATACTTAGACAAACTGTTTAATAATACTATTATATTAGTAAGTATTCAAGTTTGTATGACACGTAAACAAAAAGCTTTTGAACCAGTTATTGAAAACAAGACAACAAATGTTGGGGGTATGATCATACCTTGGTGTAATTTAAAAACAGCTTTGCTCTATGGTCTAGCAAACCACAAAAAAGCTAAAGCAAAAGAATATTACTTTTGGAGGTTGTGTGATGAGCTTTGGAACAGAAAAGATTTACCAGAACCATTAATGGTTAAACACCCTTGGGCTGTAGATATGATCCGCTCTGTTATAGCTAACAAATATGTAGCTATAGGTGGAGCTGCTAATAGTGGAAAGTCTCATACAATGGCTGCTTGGGGTATTTTAAATTGGATGGCAGACCCGCAAAACACGCTAATCCTTTTAACCTCAACGACTTTGAGAGAAGCACGTAAACGTATTTGGGGTTCAGTCATAGGACTTTTAGCTGTTATAGATAACTTTCCTTTAAAAATTAGAGATTCTATAGGCAATGTAGCTTACTTGACAGAGCAAGGAACCTTAATAGAAAGAGCTGGTCTTTCTTTAATCGCTGCTGAAAAGTCTAAAACTAGAGAGGCTGTAGGTAAATTTATTGGTATAAAACAAAAGAGAGTCTTTTTAATATGTGATGAGCTTAGTGAGTTAAGTGAAGCTATTCTACAGGCTGGCTTGTCAAACTTATCTAAAAACCCTGAGTTTCATTTGATTGGTATGTCCAATCCAAATAGTAGATTTGATGCTTTTGGCTCTTGGAGTCAGCCAGCAGATGG